CGACAAAAAGGGCCTGAACTTCTGGGATATGGACACCGGCGAATTCAGCCTCAGCGCCAACACCACTGTGGGCGGCAACAAGGCATCCAGCCTCGCCACCCAGACCCAAGCCCAAAAGCTCGCCACGGACGCGCAGACCGCCGCCAAGGCCTACGCGGACAGCGTGGGCGCCAGCACGCTCAACAGCGCGAAAAGCGACGCGACCGCCAAGGCCGACACGGCACTGTCCGGCGCGAAGACCTACGCCGAGGCGATCATGGCCTACGGCAGCAACCTCGTGCGCAACCCGAACGGCAACCCCGACCACGACCTCGACAAGCTCGGCGCGAGCAAACTCACCAAGACAATGCCCGCCGCGCACCCCGAGGGCATCACGAGCGCGATCCGCCTGGGCAACGTGCGAGACACGTACTTCGGATGGCCGCTCGACACGTTCCGGGGCCACACGTTCCGCCTGTCCGGCTGGGCATACCGCAAGGCCGGCAATGTCACCAGCAGCTTAGGCATCCACTGGACGGACACCGGCAACGGCAACCACTGGCAGACCATCGCCCAATCCGCCGCCAACGCGAACGGCTGGACATACGTGTCCGGCAGCTACACCGTGCCATCCAACGCCAAAACCGCACGCCTGTGGATGCAGGTCGATCGCAACACCGCCACCGCATCCGACGCCGACTGGTACTGGACCGGCCTGCAATGCACCGACGAGACCGCCGCCCGCAGCTACGTGGACACCTTCGAAGGAGAACTCACCCAGACCTACATCTTCAACAAGCTCACCAACAACGGCCAAAAACAGGGCCTCTACCTGTCCAACGGCCTGCTGTACATCAACGCCACCTATATGAAGACCGGCGTCATCACCGGCAAACGCTCCTACTGGAACCTCGACACCGGCCAGTTCGTCATGACCGACGCCAACGGCAACGAAACCGTCCACCTCGACGGGAACGGTGCCAACAACCTCCTGACCGGCACCTTCCGAACCGCCCGAACCGGCAACAGGGTGCAAATCAGCCCGAGTTTCAAACAGACCGAAATCTCCGGCACGGACTCCTTAGAAGGCGCAGGCATCCAGTTCTACCACGGAAGCGGCTCGTACCGGCACCCGTACATCGCGGTCGAGTCCACCACGCAGCAGGAGGGCGAAGTCAGCGCGCTCACGTTCAACGGCGGGCGGCGCGCGGAGCACGACCCCGGCGCGTTCGCCAGAATCGGCGAACGCAAGGCCGACGACAACACCACCAAGGTCGGCACCGTGTTTCTCGCCGCAGAAAAGGACTATAGCTCGACCGATCCCAGCAATGGGCGTGCCTACCTAAGTCTGTGGTCTCCCAAGACCGGGGACACGACCGCCACGCTCGCAGCGCGAGACCCCAATGGCCTGGTCGGAATCCAAGCCGACATCGACAGCGGATACCTGTACATGGGAGGCTTCCTCGGCGGCTTCTCCGGCGGGCGCTCCACCTTCCAAACCGCGTGGTGGGAAGGCCAAAACATCGGAGCCTTGAAATACACGCAATACACCTTCACATCCTCCAATCCCGCGAAATACGGCTCATACAAGGCGTTCGCCACCGTGGACCACCGAGGCGACGACTGGGCGCTGATATGGAGCACCGTATCCGACTGCACGGCAAGCGGATGGATCATATGGGTATCCACCGGGCCGAAGCAGGTCGTCACCGACGTCAACTCACACTGGAACTACAACACCAGCACCGGCGTCGTCTCCAACCTCTCCATCAACGTAAACAGCAGCGGCCTATTCAACGGCACCAAAAACTACTACCTCAACACCATCGGATTCCTCAAAAAATAGGAGACACCATGCAAATCACCACCATCAACGGCCAACCCACCCTCCTCATAGACCGACCACTCACCGCCGACACCACCCCGCCAGCCGCAGTCACCGACGGCATGACCACCATCGCCACCACGCCACCCACACCCGACATGCGCCACGACGCCATACCACTCGCCGCAATCGCATCATGGCGCACACTCCTCGGCATCGAAACCGACACCGAAGCCGTAGCCGCCATCCTCCACGTCCGAGACCACGGCGAACCAGACCCAGACCCCCAAACCGGCGAAACCGCATGGACAAGCGCCTACAACGCCATCGAAAACGCCATCAACACCACCACCGCGCCCGCCGACAATACACCCGACGATCCGCTCACCGCCGGCCGCAACAAAACACGCGGCCTGCTCGGCCTCCCGCTCCTGCCGGACACGGCAACCACCAACCCATCCGCCGAAGACGAAACCGACGCCCCGACCACCATCGCGCTGCCCGCCGGCATCGAACCAACGGAACTCGGCAACCTCCTCGCCGACCACGCCGACGACA